TCGCTTTCTTTGCTCGCTCAGTATTCTTCACGAACTGCTTACCCTTACGAGATTCACGTTTCTTCTTCTCATCAGTACGTTCACGTTCTTCAGGAGAAAGCTTTGCCCAAGCCTTCTCCGGAAGATAGCGTTCCGTGCCCTTCTTGCCGGGTTCTATAGCCTTATCGGCAGCCATCAGGCAGCAGCGACTTGAAAGTTGACCGTCGGGGTGCCGCCGCTGGCAGAAACGAAGTTGGGGCGGATCCACTTGACCGGACGCCCTGAGACACTGAATACAGCCGGATCAGTTGTATTGATTGTTTGGTTACCGATGATCGGGGCAAAGACTGTCCCATCGAGGCTGCCGTCCAAGCGCACAGTGACGGTGTTGCCGCCAAGATTTCCAGCAACCACAATTAAAGTGTAATCCGTGGTGCGGAATCCGTCATTCGCCGCCACCTCCACCAAAGTCCCTAAACCAGGCGTGGTCAATTGGGGGCTGATGCTAATAAGCGTGTCCTGGAAATATGTTAATGACATGACAACGGGAAAGCTATATACAGTTTAAATCAGTTCTTTTTCTCGTATTCATCTTTCGTCATCCACTTCTCCTTACCCCAGCGGGTCAAATCTTTCTGTTTCTCGGTTTTACCGCCTTTGTAGCCGCCGCCCTTCTCCTTATATGCTTTGGCCAGCATCTGAGCTTTACGAGCGCTCCACTCGCCCGCTTTACCGCCCTTAGAGCCTGCCTTAATGCGGTTCTTCAGACGCTCACGTAATTCTGGCTTGGTATATGCCATTAGAACTGATTCTGAATAGGCCTCTTATTAAGAATAACAGGCGGAATGTTATCAGAATGCGAGCGTGAAACCTCACGCATGTAAGCAGGATTATTTAGCTGGAAACGAGGATCGTTGCTTCCGTTATAGCCAACCACGTAAGAACAAGGATGGCTCTCATCTCGGCGCGTTTGATTAAATGGATCACTGAACCCGGCTGTAGTCAGCGTGTAATCGTTGTACATATTTTGATACGTCACCGGAAAACTTTGTGTATAGCCGGGCACAGAAGCGAATCTCATCAGCTCATGAAGGTAGGTTGCTGGAAAGCTTGTTTCAGCATTCCAACAGCATCAATAGAGGGAGCGACGACCTCTGGCTTCTCAGTACGCTTAGTCAAAAAGTCAGCTAAAAACTCATCAGCCTCTTGCTTTTTCTGACGTAGCACCATCTGAGCAAGCTCTTCTTGGTCAACAGACGGCGCGGCAGTCTGCATCGGCTGCTGCAGTCCAGGCATCGTATCAAGCGACATGCCTTGTTGATTCTTGTATCGACCTGTCGCCAGCCATTCAACTTGCTGAGGCGTCATCTGGACATTATTCCGGAGCGCCAAGTGGACATGAGTATCGTGACCCGGATCTCCAGGGCCTAAGGCTTCAGTGAAGAGTCCAAGTTTTTTAGCACGTTCTGAGAGCCCCTTGGTGCGCTGTTGCCACTCACCTGGACGCCAGTCAGTAACGTCGATCGCCTCGCCGTAGTAATGGTGCGAATTGGGAGCATGCTTACCGACCTTGCCAGAACCAAAGGCAGGGTTCTCTCCAACACGCAGTCCGTATTTCTCCATCTCTTTACCGAGGTCGACGATCGAATACTGCTTCATAGTTATAGATCCTCAATAAAAGTCGGTGCAGAGCCAAAAGCAGTCTTCAAGAGTGAAACAGGATCAATTGAAGATTGCACCTGTGGCAACTGTTGCTGAGCTCTTTTCTTAAGAATAAAATCGCCCAACATCACATTGGGATCAATCTTGGGAAGATTCTCAGCTAAAAGTTTGATTCCAGTCGATGCTTGTTCAGGTTCAGGTTGCACAGGTTGCTGAGCACCTAACGCTTCCGTAAAACTAAACTTATCTGGACCAATGATCTTGTTGACATAAGCATTTGTCTCCGCATACCTTCTACTGGCTTCAACTGCACCAGGGCCAGCATTGTAAGCACGCAGAGCTTTCTCGGTAGCCTGGCGAAGCTTGACAGGATCAGTCTCCTCACCAGGTCTTTTGCCACCAAGGAAGGTCTTAGTGTAAGCAGCCATATTCTTAGCTGCTGCATCAAGTGCTGCGACAGGATCATCAGGGTTTACACCCCAGCCACGCGCAGTTGCTGGCATAATCTGTGCAATGCCACGAGCACCCGCATAGCTGACGGCTTGAGGATTAAAACCAGACTCAGCTTCAATCTGGCGTTCAAAAACCTGAGGTAAAAGACCGTATTTTTTTGCTTTTTCTCTTGCGACCTGGCGGAAATCTGTTGGCATGACGGTTGCTAACGGCTTTGCTTCAGCGGAAGTTGTTTTCCAGCATGAGACGAGTACCAACGGCAACGTCAGCAGGGCCAGGGAGGGCTTGAATAAATTCAGAACCTTCCCGGTTGAACCGATACCGAGCTTGCTCGGGATTTCGGTAATTCGGGACATAAAGATGCATGGCTAAGCGATCCGTCTCGTAGAGATAGATTTGCGTCCACGTCTTTAGAGTGTCCTTAAAATCCGAGGTGGCGATCGTACGATCGACATCACCCGCAATGCTTTCAATGCGGCTACGAGGAACTGTATCGTTATTGACGCTGCCGGTCATGTCGGTGCGTTTTTCAGCCTCGTCACACCTGCCGACCTGTTCGACAATTTTCGAATACCAGTACGAATCTTGGATGTTGTCGAGAGCTTCCTCGAGACGCGCTAAATCACCAGCGGGAACCGAAGTTAGGTTATAACCGAGGTGCCAGCGAACCTTAGATTTAAGGAAACTATCTAATTGCATTATTCGTAGAATGCGTTATAGGCAGTCCAGGACTTCGGTCTGCCTAATAACACAATACCACGCGCAAATTATCAGTCCACGCGGACAAGATTCTCTTTGAAGATCTCGTCCCAGTCAACACGCTTCACGCCCTTCAGCTGTTCCAAGCGCTGGAAACGTTCGCCAGCCATGGTGGTCTGCAGATCTTTGATATCTCGTGCAGTTTTCAGGCCGACGCCAGGGAGGGCATCAGCGATTTGCCGGGCAGTGGCAGTATTGATATTGATGCGGGTGTCGACGGGGAAAGTCTCACGCTTGGTGAGCTTAGGTTCCTTGATGCCATCAGCTGCAAGATCTGCAGTCAAGCGCTCTTCAGTTCGAATCTTTTCTGCGGTTGCGTCGAGGTGTGGAACCAGATCGCATTCATCCACATAAATAACCTCATCAGATGCGTCGACACACATCATGATGCCTTCACCGTGTTGAGAAACAACTTCAACAAGACCGCCAGTGGGGCGATATTGGTACAGCATGCCTGTCTTTTAAATCCTCAAGATAGCTTACCAAAGTGAATCCTAACTTGAGATAAAAAAAAGCGGGCCGAAGAGGCCCGCGATGTTCGCTAGTACGAGAAGTGAATTATCACTCGTCGTTACCGCCCACCTGGGAGGCGAAGTCGATGAAGCCCTGGATGTCATTCCAGGAAACATCGGCTGCGGGACGCAGGTAGTTAACGCGGCAGACAATGTAAGCAGCCTTACCAGCATCAGAATCAGCCTGGCTGATGAACACGCCATCACCATTGATGGTGGTGTCGGTCACAGCGTTCAGGTTGTAGATCTTGTAGGTCTGGTCGGTGGTTGCCTTCCACATCATGGAGTTGGCAGCGTCAGCAGCGACGATACCGCCACCGGTCACGGTGCTCCAGAAGGGCAGACCAGCAGGAGCAACAGAGCTAGTGCCCTGAGCGACGCCGGAAGCACCGATATCCAGAGAAGCGCTGGCAGCAGACAGACCGTTCACCTGGGTGGTAGGAATACCACGGGGGCTACCGGAGTTGTCGGGGCCGAGGAGAAGCTTCTCGCCACTGGTGCCCTGCAGGTCAGCAGTCACGGGGGAGGCGGGGAAGCCAACCAGACCACCAGCGGGGATGTCCTGAGCGATAGCCAGAGAAACGCCATACACGTAAGCAGGGCGGGTGCTGCTGGCTTGCACCACCAGGGAGGTGCGGTTGTCGCGCACGCGGTCGTCAACGCGACGATCGGGCGAAGGGATGATGATGTCGGAGCTCTTGAAGTTGGCCCGATCAGCAGTCAAGTTAGAGATCTTGACGTAACCGATCAGTTCGAAAGCTTCGACGCCAGGCCATGCATAAACACCTTCGGTGTTGTAAGAGGACAGGCGGTTGATTTGGTTGCCGGGCTGCAGAATAGCGCCAGCTTCAGACTTGTAAGTTGCCATTAGTTAGGTACCTCCTTTATCACTCAACGATGGTGAAGGCACAGGTCACGAAGTCCTTGTTCAGGTTCGCGAAACCGGCGTACAGCTGCCAAATCAGGATGATGAAGCGGCTGAAATCGTCGTTGTTGTTGATCAGAACCTGAGCATTAGGACCACCGATACCAACGCCGATAGCCTGAGGACCGAAGAACAGGCCAGCAGGGGTGGTGCGGGTAGCAGCACCGGAGCTCAGGTCAACGGTTGCAGTCTTGTCGGGGAAGTTGGTGGATTCGAAGAAGCGAACACCCTCAAACACGAAGCCAGAAGGCATCACGGGCTCGCCAGCAACGAACTGGGCTTGGCCATACTGACCACCGCCGTAGATAGCACCGTTGGGACCCATGGCGCCCATCAGGGGGTTGCCTTGGCCCATGCCGGGATAGCGGGCGACTTCACGGAAGCCTTGGTCAGCACGCAGATCCTTCATGAAGGAGGGATCAGCGATACAACGGTAGTAACCGTCAGCGAAGACGGGAACGTTACGCTTACGCAGGGACTTAACCACCTCGAGGAGGTCAGTCTTCACGTTGAACTTGAAGCGCTCAGAAGCGTACTCAGTTGCGGTGTAAGCAGAGACGGTAGAACCGGACTTGCTGTGGCCGTTGGGATAGTAGTAACCACCCTGGGTGTCGGAGGACTGACCACGTGCTTCAGCCTTGAACAGTTCGTCCAGGAACACGCGATCGCGCCAGCGGCGATAGTCATCCAGCAGGGTCAGCGAACCGATGGACTGGTGGAACATGTTGAGGT